AAGGTGAACCACGTCTTTCTGTAAGTGGCTGGTTTGTCTTTGAATCCATCGCACCAACACAAGTTGAAACTGTAGGTTGGGATGCTTGATGTCTTGGGGCAGTAAAACATCCGAACCAGAACGACCAGCATTTGGTCGAGAACACATGCGAGCAATGCTAGAAAAGCAAAAGGCTCGTGCAATCCGAACACCAGTCCGTATGGCGCTGGTTGGCAAGGAAAACACATGCAAGACAGGCCTAGCCCTAGACCTTGCAGGTGTTGAATCCAAGAAAACAATTACCATCCTTGACTTTGACAATTCGGCTTTGGAGACGGTTTCCCATCTTTACCCAAAGGCTAAGAACATCAATGTCATTTCCCTCTATGACGAGGCAGATGAATCCATCTTCAACGATGACAACACAACGAATTGGACTGCACTGATCGACAAGGTTGGTTGGTTCGTCAATCTAATCTCGGAGGACATCCAAGAAAATCCCGACGACCATTCAGCACTTATCTTTGATGGTGGTTCAACATTCATGAAGTGGTGTGAATTTGCTATGACCGAATCCCTTCTTCGACGTGGTGTTATCAAAGAGGAAGGCGATGGCTTCAACCAAAAGGAATGGCGTGAACGTAACCGTTTGTTCCGAGACATTATCAACCGTGTTCACGGTCTATCACTAGAGAAGGTTTTCTTTACCTTCCATTTGAAAGACCACAAGACCTACGTCGACGTTGGCGGAGGTTCAAAGGGTCTGATGAAGATTGGTGAAAAGGTCGATTGGGTTGACGGCACACAGCGTATTGTCAGCCAACAGATTTGGCTAGCCCGATACCGCAAAAAAGCAGATGATGCTGCGGGTGTTTCTGGCGACGATTCCCTTGATGAAAACGAATGGGTTGTTCGAGCAACCATCGAAGAAATGAAAGGGCGTGGCATGGAGCTTGTTGGTTCAACGCACGACATTCTACACATCCAAGACAAAAAGGTGTCATGGAACGGACTACCAGACCTCAAGTGGTGATTTGGTGCAACGTGATGAATGGGGTGAACCCATCGAGGATGTTGAAGACTTAGGTGATAATGACCTAAACCTAGACCCGCCCGAGGATGTTGCTAGCAATGTCCTTTCAGCACTACTAGACGAGATGTTCATAGATAACGCCAAACTTACTAGGATTGTCCGTGAACAGTCAAAAGCAATCGAGGAATTACAAATGCGTGTATCAAAACTCGATGACAACCGACAATGGTTCTTTCAACCAGAGGTGATATGATGAAATTTAACAAAAGCGATTTACTAAGTATGCTGAACAGAACAAAGCGTGAACAATTCATTAGTGGCAAGGCACAAAGTCAAGTCATGGCGTGTGTGCTACGTGCTGATGGCGATTCAACCTGCACAACAACATCGTTGGTTCGAGATGGTAAAACCTCCCTATCTAACTTTGAATGTGGACTTCTAGGTGGTCTTGCCGATGAACAAATCCCAATCCCAGACATTGATACTGCGTTGGGTGTTCTATCTATGCATGGTCAAACTGTCTCCATCAAACATGAAGGTGACAACCTTGTGTTTAGGTCGGGCAACAAACGAACCATCCTTAAGACAAGTGGATCGGCTATGGCATTTCCGCACTCTACAGAAACCATTGATGCGTGGCAACAAAAGTCATTGGAGTTGTCAAAGAAGTTTATTTGGCATCGTGAAAACAACGACGTTATTGACTGGTTTGCTGGCTATCAAATGGCGAACGGAACGGTTCGAGGACCCTTTGTAAGTTGGGTCGTTAGTGCGAACGAATTGTTTGAAGCACTTCGATGTGACAACATGAACGGGCAAAAATTCAACCGATACCAGATTGCATTTGACTCCAAAACAAAGACATTCCGTGTCGGTGTTGGCACTGAGATTAAAGGATTTACCATTGTTGATTTCCCATGTGAGAACGATGATTTCCTGACCGTTCGTGTTGACGATGCCGACTTCGATTGGAATTTCAACGGTGGTTTAGAAAACGTCTTGAAAGGATTAGGAGGCAACGTCGTTGTTCATTTCCTAGACTTTAGAAGGGAGAATCAAGGAATCCGAATGGTTATCGAGATGGCGAATGCTGGATGGATATATCAGGCGGGCGTTCTGGCGTGATTCTGGGCGTTTCTTTGTGATTGTGGGCGTGGATAGCATGACGGACAAAACGGACGATTCTGGGCGACAGAAACGGGTTTCTGCGGTATTCGATGACATCCCCACATTATCAATTCTTTCTGAAAGAATAATTCATTTGCTGGGTTACGTTTTTGGGATTTATTTATTTGTTCTTATATTCGGGAATCCTGTGTGATGAGATACTATTATATATCAACGTAAAGGTTCTGATATTATGGCAAAGAATCCACATGGACTCCAAGAACGGTTCATGGATAATCCTTTCTCCATCATCAATACAGCAACGGGTCGTTGGCAGGATAGAAAGCGTATGTGGATTGCACAGGGTTTGAAGTCCGAGGTCGGTCGTTCTGCACGTGCATTCAACATCCAAGAATGGATGACGGACACCGATGACGTTCAAGTGGCAACACAATCTGACACATCCATATTTGACCCAGCCCTATGCGAATTGCTCTATACGTGGTTTGCACCCAAGAATTCTTTGGTTCTTGACCCGTTTGCGGGAGGATCGGTTCGTGGTATTGTTGCTGGCAAACTCGGCCACGAGTATTGGGGGCATGAACTCCGCAAAGAACAAGTCGAAGCCAACTATGAACAATGCAAAGAATTTGGTTTGCTTGATAGTGTTTGTTGGGTGCAGGGTGATTCTGCACATACCATATCAAACACACATGCTCCTTGTGATGACCATAACAAACGACGATTTGACTTCATGTTAACCTGTCCCCCATATGGCGACCTAGAAGTTTATTCCGATGACCCAGCCGACATATCCAATATGACGTCGGAAAATTTCGACAAGGCATATGCCGAGATTATGAGTCATGCACTATACATGATGAAGCCGAATACCTTTGTCTGTGTTGTTGTTGGCGACTATCGGGACAAAGAAGGTTTCCTATGCAATTTCGTATCAAAGACCATTGATGCCTGTCAGGTTCATGGATTCAGACTATACAATGAAATCATCCTACAAAATGTGGTTGGCACACTTGCCTTGCGTGTAGCAAAGCAATTTGAACGCAACCGCAAGATTGGCAAAATGCACCAGAATGTTTTGGTGTTTTACAACGGGTCAAAGGAACAACTTGCCGAGTTGGAGATCATCGACCTAGTAGAAGCAAAGCAACAAACGCTAGGGGAGTGGTTGTAGTGGGAACGTCAATAACCGAACGGTTTTTAAATTGTTTTAATATCGAGGTTCTTATGAATACGCCACGTGATTTTAGAAAGGAATGCACAACAATACTAGAGTTTGAACGCACCGACTTTGACGATTCCGCAGAATACTGGAAGGGTGTATGCCCTACGTGTGGCGATGTGTATGAGTTTCGTTCAGTCCGTCGCTTTGAAGGATTTCATCTCGTCGGACAGGAAGAACCAAAGCCTGACTACTTTACTCCCGATTGGCACGTTTCATGAATAAATACCATTATAACCTTTCTCGAAGTAGGTATGTATATGTCGATAGAATTAGAAGACGACGAATTGCTACTTATCCACTACAGAACGGAAGATGGCGATACTAGAAGTGTGAGCATACAGAATGAAAACGATACTACAACCTTTGTTGATGGTGATTATTCCATCCAAGTAAAGGTTAAGAAGATCAACCTAGAAAAGAATTACAAGAACCGTGATTGGCTTGTAAAAGCCTATGTCGACGAGTCCCGAACAATGCAGGACATTGCCGATGAATACGACGTTTCCCCTATGACCATTTACACTTGGCTAAAGCGTTTTGACATTCCAACCCGTTCTAGGGGTCGACGCTGAACCATAGCATACCATTATATATGGCGGTCGCATTCTATTATTTATGATAGTAGAGCGTATTGGTGGCTACGAATCCACAAAGGTCTGGATTCGATGGCGAGATGAAAACAACAAGGTCAAAACGATTGTTGACAACGAGTGGAAACCATTTGGTTTTCTTGAAACCAAAGATGCAAAATATGTCAATGCGCTCGCAAAGGAAGATGGCTACAAAGGCGTCTATGGTGAGGATTTGACAAAGGTTACAATGTCCGCACCACATCAAGTAGGCTCGCTAAAGAATCGTTTTGAAAAGACATGGGAATGCAACGTCCCTTGGGTTGATCGAGTCCTTTCGCAACGCTTGAAAGCAAGGCTAGCACCAATTCCCAATTACAACCACCGCATCTGGTATTGGGATATGGAATGGGATTCCGATACTGAGATGATTACGGTCATTTCAATCTATGATAGTTACAACGAGAATATGTTGCTTTGGTATCTTAAAAATGATGCACACGACCCTGTTGGCGACATGGGAGTATTTACTTACTCCTTTGATTCCGAATCGTCTATGCTAATCCACTTCGTAGAAACGCTAAAGCAATTTGACCCTGACATACTTACTGGTTGGAATGTCGTCAATGCCGACACAAGGGTATTGATTGAACGGCTACAGGCCAATGACATCGACCCTAAATGTTTGTGTGCTCCAGGTGTCCGTAGGATTACCCATGATTGGTCGGATTGGGCTCAGCCTATCGGTGGTCGCCTAGTAGTCGACCTAATGCTGTGTGCAACAAAATTGTGGCAAATAAAGAATGGAGCATTGCCCGACAAAAAGCTGGATACCGTAGCACGTATCATGCTAAATGAAAGCAAGGTTGACCTTCCAGACGGACACAATTCATATTACACCGACATTAACAAGTATCTCGAATACAACCTAATCGACACACGGTTGCTGGTCGACATCGACCATGCTGTCAATGCAATCAACCATCATCTTGCTATTCAACACATTGTTCAATGCAGTTTCAGGGCAACCCCTTTCGTAACCAAACTCTTTACGATTATGGCTATCAATGACCCACTGTTTGACCTACAAATACCATCGAAGGCACAATTTGAATACGTGCCGTATTCGGGTGCATCCATCATGGATCCTCGGCCTGGTCGCTATGAACGTGTAGCAATCATGGATATTAAGGCAATGTATCACAGCAATGTCAATCTGCACAACATATCTTGGGAAACATTGCGTGTTGGGGTTGATGTAGGCAAAGACTGTGGCAACGGCTCTAGATTCGCACAAGGACAACGAGGTTTGTTGGGTCGACAAATGGATTTGATGACCAACCTCCGTAACAAATACAAATCAAAAATGCGTAATGCTAAGGATGAACGGGAAAAGCGTCGTTGGGATGCAATGCAGTTTGCTACAAAGTCATTGGTTGCTTCTATGTATGGAGCTGCGGGCGATTCTAAATATGGTTTGTATCACCCCGAAGTTGCAGCTGCGATTACATACACATCCCGTCAAACACTATTCCGCTTACAAGAAGAATGTGGAAAGCATGGTATGTCAGTCATTTACGGACACACCGATTCTGTCTTTGTAACCTGTGATGGCATTGAACATGCGGAACGTGCTTTGGAGCAAATAAACAAAGACCTAGACCCTATCATAACCGAGTTTGAAAAGTATTGCATGTCTATGGTTATTGTAGCCAAGAACCGATATGCAGGTGCGGTTACATACACCGATGGCGTGATTCACGACCCTGAATTATACGTCAAAGGTATCGAGATGAAACAAAGCAGATTGCCACCGATTATGAAGCAAGTTATGGCTAAAGCCATTTGGGCGGTTTTGCGAGGTCATGATGGACTTCATTTAATGCGGTATTTAGAGGACATGATAAAGGATATTTTGTCTGGTAGAATACCTGAAACCGATCTATGCATTCAAGCAAGACTATCACAGGATTTGCATGACTACAAAGTGTTAGGCGAATCACGTCGAGGTGCAGCATGGGCTAACCGTGTGCTAGGCAAAGGTTATCGCAAGGGTAGTAGTTTTCTGTCGGCCATTGATGCATCGGGAGAATACATTGCATTTGATGACCCGTCAGACATCGAGGGTATAACAACCATCGGCAAAGAATTGATGATTGACAAGTTTATTGTCGACAAAGTAAGGCCATACTTTGAATTGATGATGTGGGATATTCAACCCTTGCTAAACGCTAGAAACGGCATTTCCGATGTTGGTTGGCTTTGAGTGCCGATAACGATATATTTATATGTCATGGTGATGATGTGTTATTATGACCCAAACCAGTTACAACCCGTCCGCCGATGGCCTACTGCGTGTCAGTAAGTCGTCGTTTATGCTATACAACACCTGTCCCCGTAAGTATTGGTGGCAACACATTGGACTTCCCGACATCCGTGAACCACCAACACCCGAGATGATTCGTGGCACAAACATCCACAAGATTGCCGAGGCAGTATTGACGACCGATGGTGCAACGGCAGTGAGACAAAAGGCATACCAAATGCTGAAAGACATGGATATGCACATAACTGATATGTTCATGGATGAAACGCTAGCAAGTCTTGACGAACAAATACGTTCACGCTTTGGTGAGTATGAGGTTATCATGTGCGAGGAGAAGATTAGTGCTTTGGATGACAAACACAACGTCATGCTCGTAGGATCACTTGATGGTGTTCTACGCTTTTGGCATACCGACGACGAGGGCAACAAACATGAATACATTGCACTGGTCGAAGTCAAGACGGGCAATTGGTCGACGGGCAAACTTGCACGAACCCGACGTGAATTGTGTTTCTATACCAAGTTGCTACATCACTACAACGGATTGACTCCAACCCACTTCCTTTACATCACTCCCGACTACAACCCACAAAACGATGCATACAAGATGGTTGATGACTTTCGCTCTAGAAAAAACAAACACGTTGTTCAATCGGATATTCGGTCTGGCGTTGCATGGATGGAGCGTATCAATCCTCGTAGTATCAACGCCTTTATGAAAGCGTATGACAGAACCATTGAAGGCATTCAGTCGCTAGATTTTAATATCCGATGGAATGACTACTACTGTGGCCAGTATTGCTCCTACATGGTGCAATGCGAGCCCGAGATGATGGGTCTAGCCGACGACCCCACAAAGGAGGAACAAGGATGAAACAAACCGTAACCGCATGTAATAAGTGTGCATCGCATAACCGTGTCGAAGAACATATGACGCTTGTAACAGGACAAGAAGGTGACCACCCCAAAGAAGTTATTTTAGTGACGTGCCTAGATTGTGGAGATGAAGAATATGTTACCGTTTCCTCGTGAGATTGGATTGAAGAGACAACAATGCACCGACTACCAAGCCTTTTGCGATTACATCAACACACTCAACGGCAAGACTTCGCTTTACACATCCCTTTATTCCTTTACATCGACGAAGTATGACAAGCCTTGGCGATACGACTACACAACTGCAATCATTGACAAAGCGTGGTGGGATTTTGACACAACAGAACAATACGGCATTGAAAGGGTCAAAGAGGACGTTGCTCAACTTATCAGGCGATTGGTGGGAGACGTTCGGGTTGTTGCCACAGGACGTGGCTTCCACGTCTACCAATACTTCAAGCGATCCGTCACAGGACACGAATGGCGACACCACCTGATTCGCTATCAACGTGAAATGGCAAAAGGACTCCCTACTTTGGATGGCGTTGGCCTTCCCGAGAAACTTGTTCGTATTCCTCGAACATACAACCCAAAGCGAGGTCGATGGGCTGTTCCCATTACACCGCATCTTTTTGCTGATGACCCATTATCCTATGACATTCCTAATCATCCGAACGATATTCAAGAATGCCCGTTTCTGGGCATTCCTAATGGCCGAGAATCGTTTGATTTGGTTTTGTGGGTGCATGATAACCCAATTCAAACAAAGGCCACAGAAAGCGTTTCTGTGGCTTTCTCCGCCAACACCCAAACAACTGACGACATTACCATACCGCCATGCATCGGAAACCACATTGTATCAGACAATCCATCACACTTCACAAGGTTGGCCTTGGTTCAGTTTCTATCCGAAGAATTGCGTTGGTATGCCGATCCTGATATTCTTTCAGACGAGGATTGGAAGGCGATTGAATCAAAGATATTCGACTACATCAAAGGCTTATCCTGGCGTGACTTCAACGAGTATCGCACACGTGTTGGTATTCGCACCAACATGAAATACAAACAATCGCCTACCTGTCGTGCGTTTTCATCACGGAATATGTGTGCAAGTAGGTGCTGGAAATACGACGGAACGTTTTAAACTTCTATACAATCAATTTAAAGAGATTGACCCCCTACTGCATATCAATGCCAATAAAGACTGACTACACCTTTGTTGTGGAGTGTTGGGGCTGTGCTAAGCAATGGGCGGACAATCAACCGCTATCAAAGCAATGTCCTTATTGCCTTTCAAACGAGGTTCATGTTGTATGCAATATCATTGACCAAGCACACCTAATGGAGTCCGAGACAGCACTAGAAGCCGTTGATGATAGACAATTGATTTAAAGGCCTGGTCGCCACACATATATTCATGCTGACCATTGACGACCGTGAAAACGTCAAGGTCAAAAACAAAGTCTTGATGATGATGGGAGATCATCAGATAGACAAAAAAGGACAAGCACAAGTCGATAGGTTGCCTGTTGGCGACTACATCATCCCCGAAGTAGGATGGGGTGTTGAAGCAAAGGAAATCAATGACCTATACCAAAGCATTACAGGTCAGGGTCGTTCAAGAACGGTCAACGCACAATTGGTTGATTTGGCAGACCACTTCGACATCCCCTTTCTAGTGGTCTATGGCACACAACTTAAACCATATGTTCGGGGAAAACCAAACCGTCGAGACCTAGCGATTCAAATGGAGCGAATGAAACGAACAATCAAAGCATTCAAAGAAACACTCCATGTCCGCCACCCAAAGATTCGATTCATGCAGTTAGATACGATGGACGACTTCGTTTCGTGGCTAGCACAAAACCACGCACAAATGATGATGGCTGCAAAAAAACAGAAAAATCCTTTTGTGGTTTCGGGAATGGTAAGTGAAAAAGACCCTCGCATCCGTATGCTATGCGGGATTCAAGGAATTACACCCTTTGTAGCCAAAAACTTGCTAGAAAAATTTGGTTCTATCAAAGGCATACTCGATCCTAAAGTTACGCAAAAGGAGTTAATGAAAACCGATGGTGTTTCTAGGCAACGTGCTCGCATGATTAAGAAGGCGGGTCTTTCTTGGGGCGACTCCTAAACCGCCTAAACCCTAGAAAAACTGCAATCCACCACAAAATTTCCAATCCTCCTAGCAAGTAAAGGGGCAATACTGGAAAATTCACTTTAGTCCTCTCACACCGTTCGATTTGAAGCCAAGAATACGGCTTGTTCCTGAACGAGCGGGGTTTGTAGCCCTGTTGAATCGCACACGGACATTGTGCAAAACCAGTGATGTTTCGAGTGCTGTGTCATTCCCATTCCCCGCTTGTCGTTCAATCGTCACCTTGATTGTGTTATTGACTGTTGACGCACCTTCAAGGCTAACTGAACCTAGTGAAAATTGAGTATTTAGTGTATCGGTGGGTATTCCCGTAGTAACTGACAATGATTCACCAGTTTCAACGCATTCTATGGTGGTTTTAACGACGGCTACTTTTGCACTGCCTTCGACGTTTTCTAGCGATACAACTGCATCAACTACAACCAGCTTTCCGACTACGTTTTCGGGGACGGGAATCGTATAAGATACGTTGTGAATTGGCTGAGTAGCCGTCAAATCACCTACACCCGCACCAGGCAATACATCACCTTCTTCCGACATCAATGAACCTGATGATGATGACCGAATAGCATTTATGCCATCTATTGCTGATTGACTTAGACTTGTCGACCCTTTGTTTTTACTGCCCAAAATGCTAAAATCACCATCGCTTCCCCCGAAGTCGCTTTGTAAATTCATTTTTCCTTTTACTAGGTCGAGCATATCGGATGTTGTGTTGTTGACACCAAACACCTTGTTTGAAAAGTGTTGTCCTGTTATGCCCGTCGATCCTCCACCAATGCCGACGCCCGCAAAGTTTCGTTGTGTGCCTCCACCGATTATATCAAATCCGCCATCATATCCTGGTGCTGTGTTTGTTCCTTGACCTCCGCTATCGAATGGTGGGAATGGTTCGGGATTTACACCACTTCCACCCATCCCACCTCCAGGATTTCCTGATGACGGGTGTTGTTGTCTATCAGCCTCACGTGTTGTTGGTGTTCGGCTTTTGCTAACCTCAGGCATGATGTATGACGCTAAATTGCCAATGGCTCGTGATTCATCACGTTCTAGTGTTAATGTTACGCTGTCCGTGTCTTGTTTGTTGACCGACCAATCTACCGCTTGTATGACAAAATTTGTAGCCGTTGAAATACCTAAGTGATCGTCGGTGTATGATACTACGGTTGACGGATAGAAGTTAATGTCGTCAACGATTGAAAGACGTGGCGCATGGAAAATTGGTGCAACAGTTCCCGTAGGGACGGATGCTTCGGTTCGTAGTCCTAGTGGGAACGGTGATTGTTCTCGAACATTTGACCCACCGTTTGTTGTATTAAATCCAGCAACATCGTGGGCGTTTGCATATTTGTATGTGCCACTCGACAAATCACCATTTCTTACACGCAATAGTGCTCGTAGATATTCGGCATTGATTGACACAATAATTCGCTCGTTTCCGCTATCGCTAGCCCAATACCCATTAGGTATTTCTATCTCATGTAATCCGCTATGCTTGAATTTTAAAGACGACTTAGCATGATAGCCGTCGTTGAAAATCTGATGGTCGGTGCTAACACCCGTATGTCCCGATGCAGCCGTTGTAAATGTTGTATTGGGGTCGATTAGTGTCAAGTAAAATTCTACGTCGTCCTCCGTTGGCGAACCAGACGCTGCGTAGTTATCGGCCAACAAAATGCCAACACGTAGCATTTCACCGCTAGCATCACTTACCTTTGGCATTCCCTTTGGTATGTGAACAATCTTGACGGCCTCCGTGATTGATTTTGTGCCAATCCACTTGTATGTTGCATATGGTCTAAATTCAGTCGATTGCCCTGCTGCCATACCGCCAGAACTTCCCTGTCCAAACACGTTGCCAGAACCAGTTGATGGGTCTGTTGCATTTCCACTTAGAACATTTCCATCCAATCCATTTTGTTCACCCGAGTAGTGCATTCCATTGTGCCATGACGTCCATGTCGCTGCGGAATTTGCACTCCATAATTCAGGCCAAACCGTTCGATGTGCGGGATCGAGAATGTAGCCATGACGTGCCTCGTATAGCATTTTGCTGGTTTCGGACAACTGCGTAACAAATTCCGCCTTTATCTTCAACGATGGTGTTTGTGCTTTGGCATATGTTGTCTGTGCAATAGATAATGCTTCACGGTGCGAACGGATTGATGGCAATTCAATAATCTTCCATCGGTTTTCAGTCCCTAGCGTTGGTGCAGGGTGGTCAACAAAAGACGCTCCGTTATTGTAGTAGACTCGAACATTTGACACACTTGAAATCGGTGAACCACTCATGCTTGACACTTGCAAATTATCACGTGTAAATGAAAATCCACTGTTATAGGCTGGACGGAAGTCTAGTCGACCATCACGCCCCGTTGTGTATGTAAAAACTGTGTTCACACCGTTAAGACCCGTTCTTGATAGGTCGCTTAGTTCTTGCAAAATGCTCATTAGTGACTTTCCTCGTGCGTCAAACGATGCCCCGTATGTGTCCCAGTCTTGAACCGTTCCCGATGACAAATCATACTTCTTTACATTGGTGTCAACCGCTTGTTGTGTAGTGGTCATTCTGCGTGTAATAGGCACGTTCTTGTGGTTGAATACCAATGGCATAGAGAATTGTGCCATAGGGTGTTCTGACGACGATAAAACGCTAATTATGCGTAGCATCTCGTCATAGTGAAATGAACCGACGTTTGGTGCTTCAACATATCCATCCAAATTCATCATAAATCGCAAAGCAAGTGGTGCGGTCATTCCAGAATAAAACACAATTTTTTCATATCCGTCGTTAATGTTGTTGATCGAGTCATTATAGCGGATTGGCGTTGTAGTCCCAACGGTTATACCTGAAAGTGTTTTGTATTGTAACTCATTTAGTGCCTGAGCAACCATTTCTTCTTGTGTGAGCCGTGTTTCATCAACATCGGTTATTGACACACCGCTTAGCGTATTGGTTGACGTATTGTTGCCCGTCCAAGTGTAAATTAAAATGTTACGTTCACGTGTATTTGAATTGCTATCACGCTCTAATTCGATAAAACCAATTCCTTGATTCGGAAACTCCGATGTGTCATCCAAAACAACTGTTGTATCGCCTGCACGAATGTTATACTGCGACGAACCACTGCCTTGATTTGACCGCAAATTTGAACCCGCACTGAAAAAGTTATACCAATTTGGATGATATGAAATAGGTGATGCAGCATTAGCGGGTGTGGCAGCTGCTTCTTGCCAATAATCGTCAATTAGGGCTGGGTGGCCTTCGGTGTCTAATACAAGGTCGCCTAGCGTTGTTCGACCGCCCGATATTTGCGACGTTCTTCCGCCATTTGCTTCGGTATTTAAATTGAAGAACTTTGAAAAATCTATGATTAGGAAAGCACCCGCCTTATTTTGCCAATTTTGGAATTGTGTTTGTGATAAAGAGTCTGATCCTAGTGCCGACCATGTTCCTGCGGTGTAAGGTTCGATTGTTGAATCAACTTCCCAAATATCACAATCGTTTCCTACCGCAAGTGACACAAAATTGACCACGTTTCCGTCAATATCGGTCTGGTCGGTGTATTGAAGGGATATTGAATAGTTATCTGGGGTTGGGTAAAGTAGTCCAAAATCCTTTTTCCTTGTGCTTCCATCGGCATCTGCCTCACCATTGTTTCGCATATCCGCCCAAAGCACCCAAATATGCTTATAATCGTCATCAATGTCTCGTATTTTGATGGTTGTTCCCGTTGCATGGGTTAAGGATGCAAATTTGACGCCCTGAAGTTGCACTTTACCACTAACATTTGCTACTGCATTAAAACAAAACGAATCAACTCGACCATCGGCTTTGTGAAACTCACCTATTCCGCTAGCCAAAATTGCAGTTGCTACGGCACTGGTGTGAGTTACATCGGTTGTAACTGTTGTAGAAGAACCTGCAGTAAAAGTGGATGTGGTTAATGCCTCACGTTCAGGTGACGATGGAGTTTGGACTAGATCGACTGGTAATTCTTTGATGCGCCCAAACATCTTTTTGAACCAAAGTGACTTAGGTAGGTCTTTCATCCACACCGCATGATTGACACGGTTTGCCACTTCATCCCAAGGACTGCCTGATACTAGCGTTGCTGAGGATAAAGTGCCACCGCCATACGACACCTCATACGGTGTATTGCTTCCTGCACCGTTCTTTGTGTAAAATGGGGCTGTCGATGTTGCTATCGAGGAATCACCATCGGTTATGTCCGACCAAAGACCATCAGTGTAAAGGACATCGTATAATGTTCCGTTGACTGTTAACTGTGTTTTTATGCGAACAGTAACTATTCTAGCACGAGTAAAAACAGGGTAGGATGTTCCTGCACTCCTAGTAACATATGGGTGTGGTGTAGAGGTCATGTTTGCTATTTCACTTGATGTTGGGTTTTGCACTGCAATTGTATTTCCTACTATGTCCGCAGGAACACCTGAATGTCCTGGTGTAAGGTAAAGTGCGTAGTAACTTGTTCCACCATCAGTCCACCTTTTTGCGAATGCTACTGTAGCGTCGGCAGAATGAGTTATACCTGAAAAATAAACTGTGTTTCCTAAATTGGTAGTGTCATCAGTGCCTTCTGAAAAATAAATCAAAGACCCTGCATACCCATTTGTCGAGGTGGTTGTGTCGTATTTAGTGCCACCACCAATTGTGTGAGCTGTTCCGCCATGTGCAGAATTTGTTCCTACACTTGCACAATGAACAAACATGCCACCCATAGCCTCACTACCCGCACCGCCTGTTGTATTAACACCCTTAGAAAATCCTAGAATCTTTCGACCAGTCCATTGATCCTCTACAGAATTTGGCCCTAAATCATCCTCGTCGTTATACATCTGGATTGGATGGCTAGAGTAAAGGGATGTGCGTTGGTCATTTAACTCCTCGTAGGCCGATGTTATGTAGCCAATTTTGTCATCACGTAGAGTCAATTTTGCTGCACCAAAGTATAGGACGTCGGACAGTTTTTCCGCTAGCCCACGACGTTGTTCGATGCTATCAGTCGTTGTCGTTAATGCACCTTGTCCTATTTCCCACATTGGGAGTTGTCGGTCGAGGTTCTTTGCGGGGTCGCTAAATTCAACCGTAATCATCCGTGTTGCTTGTTTGAGTGCTTGTGAAATACGGATTCGTGATATTGTTCCCGTTACGATTACTCGATTGTCACCGTTACGTGAAACCATGACTAGCCACTCGGCACTAGACGCACCACTTAGCAATTGATAGACGTTCAATCGGTTGTTGTCGTCAATAATTTGCATGTTTCCTGACATCAATTTGTTCGAGGCCATTTTGGTTTGCATTGATTCGACCAACACATCATTTGTTCGACTTACGTGATCGGTCACAGGATGCAGTAGACCTACACGGTCAATCATTGTTAGCACTTGCCATGAATAATTCATGTATGCAGTAACTGTTCCTGCCACGTTGTTTGCTGCTTGGTATGGTGCAATAACGCCCGATTGTAGTTTGAGTTGCCATCCGTAAAAGTCGGATGCAGTCCATGAGCCACCGCCAGGTCGGGATGCAAAGGCTACGTTTGTTGCTTTCGAGGTTCCGTCTAAATACCATGAATATCGTTGATTTGTAAAATCCAAGACAATATCAACATCTCCCCAAATATCGGTCATGGCAGTAGCCGTTGACGTTGTTGTTTGTGATGCGTGACCAGCAACCGCCCCTTTGTGAATATGATGATGGTTTCCGCCTGCTAAATCGGTAATCGGGATTGAAAGTGTAATTGCAGGTGTGTTTGATAGACCAGTAGCCGATGCGGAGGTTGTTCCCGCCAAAAATCCTACTTGCAAAGACCATGTAGGTGTGTTTAGATTTCCAGCACGATTGGCAGTCAAATCCTGGTCGGTAAAGGACTGGTGGGCTAGTCGAATGTGAAACGTATCATTGTCTCCAATAGCGTTTAGTGTGCCATCGTAGGCACAAAGCAATTTGTCACTGCCCGTTTGACGAAGTTGTGTATCGGGTGTTCCATCGGAATTTGTATCTAAGTTGTATGCCTTTACACGAGCATCGCAAAGCATAAATGGCTTACCCGATGGCGACGTAATTGTTTGACCAATAGACTGCCGATAGCCCTTTGTTACTTCCGAGGTGTTTCCAGTAGGTATTTCCGCCCACCCAATGTTCATTCGAGTCCATTGTAGATACCCAGCCCTGCACCAATCAACAAGTTCACCACTAGCATCGCTCCTAGCCCCAAAATTGTATGATGCTGGCGCTATTGATGTCGCACTTGCCGAGTTTGATTCGTGACTCATGGCATTAGTTCTTCTTACAATGTATTTGTTACCCCCGCTAGTGTTGAATTGAGTGTTTTGATCCCAAATTCGCAAATTGTCTCGTCCAAACGAACCGTCACGTGATGAGTAAAAGTAGTATTTTGTGCCTGTTCGACGTGGGTTGTTGACCCACATATAACCATCAGTGGTAACACCCGTATTTGTTATGCCCGTATTAACACGGTTGCTGTGGAAATAAGTTTGTGGGCTGCGGGTAGTAGCCCTTCCTTCCCAATTGACGCCCCCAGAAAGGCGCACAGTGTCTTTTGTTAGGTATTTGTGGATTCCTTCGTTGTGTGCCTGACGTTGAATACCCGTTGTTGTGTATTTACCCGTAGCCTCGTCACGTTCGATCACTGAATGTCGGAATATAGGATTCAGTGGAGCCTCGCCATTAACGGTGTTTCCATGATGAGTCTTTTCATGGTCAAATGTCAAATCGCTCGCTGCATTTTTATCATCGGGAATACAAATGTTTGCCTCAAAGTCGTCATAGTAGCCTGCTAGCCACACTACATACTTTTTGTCACTTAGGTCTCTTGTCATTCTATCACTACACTGATGTCTGGTTCATCGGGACTCCCGAATCAATTAACTGTCTTACTACGCTATCGCTAATCGTTGATACTGCTTGTTCAAAGGTAAGACCATAAAAGTTATTGGTCATTACCAATTCGACGTTTGAGTAAAGGTTTTCAACACCTTTGTTCACCACTTGTTTCATCATATCGCCACTCATGTATGACGATTTGCCTCCAAAGAATAATTCCTCTCGTGCATTGGCAAATGACCTCATTTTTTCTTCGGCACTTGTAAATCCGTCGGCAATACCATCTCCCATAGCAGTTGCACTGTCTTCAATAAACGAGAACCCAGTTCCTAACTCTTCTAGCGCAAAGAAAATGTTGGCATATGCAGACCTTGCTGTGCTACTAAACCTTACGGTGTCTTTACCCATTTTTGCATAAATTTCCTCGAATGTCAAGCCTGTCATAGTGGCTACATCTTGGAGTGTCATTTCTTCTCGAAGTACTTCACGTTGTTCTCTGCTAAGTTGATTACGAAGTCCTTCACCACCACCCTGAAATGTTCGACTACTGTCTGTAAATACTCCTAAGTCATCATAGTCTAGTCCAAATAGGTCTCCATATTGTGAGATAAAGGCGTTTTTACCTCCAAAGTTAATGTTCTTTCCTAAATCGAGGTCTATTCCCGTATCTAGGTGACCTTGCAAATCCTGCTCAAACAATGCAATCAAATGACCCGCTTGAGCCTTTCCTTCATCGACTGGGTAGTCAAACTCCATCGACAAAACACCTTCACCGATTCTAACGGTTCGCATTTGGTTGATTGTCGAACTAAAGTTGTCTAGGGCGTTGATTTGGTCTTGGATTCGAGAATAAAACGGATCGTCCTCAGAAAATCCTGCTTGTGTTTGTCGTAGCGATTCTTGCTTTGCTTCCGCAGCCGATACCAAAGCCGTCATTTCCTCTAGGGATGCGGAGGTTAGGTCGATGCTAGCACCGAATTGTTCTGCGATTGTCGATGGGACTTCGAGGTTTTGTGCATCCTCCAACGTCAATTTTGATAGTAGGTCAGATGTAGTCTGCAACGATGCATTCAATGTGTCTATTTGGTCGGTTGCATCTTTGCCCTTTGAAAATAACTTGACAAGACCAATAGTGACAATTGATAAAGCACCAGCAATACCAAGCATTTTTAAGCCATGCATTGCCATTGTCATTTTTGTAAATTCTTGAGCTGCCCCTGCTGCTGCAGCACCCATCGCTGTTGTTGAAATTGTCATTGCAGTCATTTGTAGTATTGCGGGAAGCATGGCTGCCGTCATCAAAACCATAGATGCAGTGGCACTATCCTGATCGTCTCCTATAAATCCTAATGCCATAGATGCTATACCGAGTTGCATACTTAATTTTGACATAGCAATGCTCATCCGATTGATTTCAATAGTAGCAACCTTTCGACCCTCCATGTGGGCTCGTTCTGTATACATATTTTGTAGAGTCATTGCGTGATACGCATCTTGGATAGCAACGCCCTCCGCTAATTCTTGATTTAGCATTTCGAGTGCAGCATCCATTTGGATTGTGTGATTTCTTAAGTCGTCTAGTGTCAAACCAAGCTCCATGACGGCATACTTATTTTCGTCGTAGAGTTGTTTAGCACGTTCTAAATCCATAATCTCCTTTTGTCTGGCAGTCAAACCTGCTTCAAACTGTGCAATTACCTTTTGCCTTTCTATTTGACCTTCTCTTATCTTTTTATTTTCTTCCTCTAATTTACCTATTGCCTTTTCACTCAACACCATATCGGTTCTTCTGTTTCCTTGTGCTCTTCCAGTGTAGTAAAGCTGTGCATCATGTTGGGCTAGTATTGCCTTATTTATAGCATATTCTTTTGCTTTTTCTATGTGCTTAGATTTCAGTGCTTTAATTAGATTTTCAGTATTCATGGTTCGGCTATGCAATTCTGCGGTAACATAAGGAACCATTCCTAAAGCAGTCTTTTGTAAGTCTTGCTCTATTTTTAATTGTTGAGTGTATGCATAGTGAAATGCATTTAATTTTATTTGCTTTTCCAACTGAGCACCTGACATGCCAGTTACTTTCAGTGCGTTGAGCTCGGCTTGACGTGCCTTTATTTTGTCAAGGATTTGAACTTCTTGCTCACGTAGTAAGTTACCTTCTTCTTCCAAAGCATTTACCTTTTGCTTGGTGTTTCCTATTTCATGTTCTTTGATGGCTATACTCTTTGCCATATGCCCCATGAATTTTTGGTTTTGAAGTGTGATACCAGAAAAGAGTCCTTGTTTTCGATAACTGTCGGTTCGGACAATTTCTTCACCATTGATTGCCCTTAGAATTGTTTTATGTGTTGCCATAGCAATGTTAACTGACTTCATTTGCATGAAGGCATTCATAAACGTGCCAAAAATTTGACCGTATTGCTGCATTTTGATAATGTAGGCTGTTATGTGTTCTAGGACAGTATTGCCACCCATTACCGCTGCAAGTGCTACGTTGAATTGATTTGTTCGTTCGGTGGCCTTAGTCATTGCGGGAAGGAGTTGTTGACCTATTTGTGCCTTGATTAACTTTTGTTGTTCCAATGCAGCCTTATATGCAATCGCTGCATCTTCGGTTCTCAAATTTACTTCTTCTTGTGCCGTAGCCTGATTTTCCATAGCACCCGCTGCTAGTTCTGAAACACGTGCCTGGTTTTCAATCAACTTGACCAATCGAACATAGTGGTCGTTACCTGCAACGGTTTGCACAAGGTTCTGTCGTTGTTGCTCCGTTAGGCTAGGGTATATCTTGTTTATGTCCTCTAGAATGTCGCTAAGGGATCGCAATGCACCATTGGCGTCATGTGTGTTGACTCCATGTGATTTTAGGAGGTCGTTGTTGTCTTTGATGTTTGAACCTAATCGAGCGTAAATCATACGCAAAGCACGACCCGCTTTACCCTGCTCCTCACCCGCTTCTACTAGAACCGCAGACATTGCTGCCATGTCGGCAATAGACTCGCCCGTAATGTGGGCTTGTGCTGCGAATTGGTTCATAATGAAAATCAATTGCTTCATTGTAGCAACGGACGTGTTTTCAACGGTGTTGAGCTGATCCATTACTTCCATTGTATTTCCTAGAACGGTGGCTCGTTGGTTTTCGGCAGAAAGATGTCGGAAAGCACCTTCCTCCATGTCACCATACATGAATTTGGTTTGTTGCTGTAGGTTGATAAGACCTTTCATAGCCTCGTCGGTGCTCATACCACCAATCAATGCGAATTTTTGACCGAGTTCGGTTGCTACGTCGATTGATTCTTGACCAATCAATGCCGACAACTGCGCCATCTTTGCACCCGCACGTAGGGAATCGTCGGCTGCTAAACCAAACGCTACACCCGTTTGCATAATGTTTTTTTGTAGAGCTTCGGTTCCTCGTCCCGCAAACTTCTCGAACTCCAATGTCGCCTCGGATAGTGCTACACCAAGTGGGACAACCTCACGAGTAAGGTTTCCAATCATTTGTCCTATACCCGCAAACGACTGAACAATAGAATCAACCGAATCCAAAATAACGGACTCTAGAACGGTGGTTGCAGCCTTGCTATCCGCTAGGAGTCGCTGCGCATTGAATGTTCCCAAAACGTCGAAAAAGACTCGTGGGCCACCAACCTTACCCATAGCACACCCCCCTTACTTACTCCATATATGCTCGCATATCTAAATCTGGCCTGTGGCTATTTTAAATGCCTCGTCATCTGATATACGAGCCTTTTGTGCTTGAGCCCTCGCTTGTTTGCGACGAGCCATCATGCCCTTTGTTCGGCTAGAAATGCCATCCGAGTCGGATGCATTCTTTTGACTTGCTTCTTTTATTTGAAGTGAAATTTCACTAGCGATTTCAAGGTCGAGTTCCATCCTATACTTTCCTCCAACCCCATGATATTTTTCGTAGAGGTCGGAAGGGACTACGCCTTTGAAAGCACTGGCTAACAATGGCGCTACTCGGGGGAAGATCCCAAAGGGATTGCCCCATCCTCCTCATCGCCTCGAACGAATGCTAATACACGACGAGCCTCAAACGAGTTCAAATCGTCAATGGTGATTGTTTCATCTAGGATGCACTTAGGTAGCCATTGTTCCATTTGGTGCTCGATACCGCCACCCAACGCTTCAACAATGTCTAGGAACTCGTTGTTTTGTTCTTCTGTCCACTTTGTAGGATCTCCAAACTCACGGCACTTGCGAACCGCTTTCGCTTGGATAGATTCGATTCTGACCTTTTCCCGTCCAGACGCTTGTCGCACCCAGATTTTTGTTCCGTCGTCTAATTCAATTTGCTTCTTTAGCACTGGCATCTTTCTTCACACTCTTCTTTGCTTTGCTTTTCTTTGCCTTTTCGACAAGGTTGTAGCGCACTACACCCTCTGGTGCGTCTGGGTCTAATCTGTAGACATCACCGTTTTTATCAGTCCATTCTTCAATGGTATGTTCATCACAACTCATTTAATTCACCTCAGGCTTGGCCTTCAATGTATTCAACATAAAGTCGGATTTTACCTGCCGTCAAATCGGCAGTTGCGATAGTAGCGAGAACAGTTGAAGGAACGGCTGACTTTAGTGGCAAGTCGTTTGCCGTGTTTAGGACTACACCAGCACCTAGACTGCCCTTTGCGGTTGCACCAACAAATGCATCGGTGTTAGCAACAATCCCAAGTGCTACGGTTGCTGAACCACCCGATGTAACCGCTGTTTCAACTTCTGCATAAGCGTTGGTGATGATTGCGTTACCAGGAATTGTTTGTGCTGTGCCATCTTCGGCAGTCATGGTCAAAGACCCAGCAGAACCGCCTAGTGCAGCAAAATCATAAAGGAAAGTCAAGAACTTAGGAAGTCCGTGTGCAGTCTTTGCGTTCGTTACCGAATCATCCTGTAGGTGAGCGGTTCGGATTACTTTGTTTAGGTATCGGTTATAAGGCATGTTTTAGTCCCCTTGTTTTTTCTTAGTCTCCTTTGGCTATATTAAATCATCTCACTGGTCCTCGTATGTGACGTAGGCCGTTACACGGTTGTTGTGCTTGTTCTTGACAATAGAGATGTCAATAATTTTATCACCGTTGGCAAAGTCGGATCCTCGCAACGATGCTTGGAGTTGTGCATCAATTGTTGACATATCGCCACTAACCTGAACAACGGTCAGTTTGGACTTGTCGGCTATTTGGTGGCTCATCTAATCACCTCAAATAGTAGCGGTGTTGTTAATGATAGTAAGGTCGGCCATCTTTTTGTTTGTGGTTTCGTCAAAGAGGGCGGTAAAGTTAAGGGAGTATGATTGTGTGTCACGACCCGAAACGGTGCTAGTAGGTGCTTCCCACTGAACCTTGTAAATCTTTAGGACTAGGCTGGTTGTGGATGATGCCGTAAATGTAAGTGTGATAGCAGGGTTTGTTCCTGATGGGTCAAAAAGACTGTTTGTGCCACCGTCAATAATATCACCGTAAAGTGGCTCATCGACGGACGTTGAATGTAGTGGTGCTAGGAACTCGATTGAACCCGTAATCTCACGGAGTTGTGGTGGTGCTTCACGGACGCATGTGTCGCTTCCCAAAGAGAATGAAGCATCGACGTCACGGTTTAGCCCAATATCTAGGCTAACACTTCGCACGTTGGTTGATGCTGTTCCGTTGTTCTTGAAGTTAACGGCTGCAGATTGGAAGTGAACTGGTTCACCAGCGTCAGGAACCGTTGAACCACCTTCGTTTGAAAGGTTTGCTGGGGAAGTAATGCTGTCCTCGCCCTCCGCCTTTCCTACAAAGTCAGCGGAAAGCATAACATACTCACCGACGTTTGCTTGAAGTCCAACACGGTTTAGGCTCATGGATGAATAGGAATGCTCCTTTTCATCACGTTGAATTAGGATGTGGTAAACAGGGAATGATTCGGCAGCAGCTCGACCATTGTCGTGTGTGATTTCCGTCATAACGTGAGTGTATGGGCCAGATCCACTTGTGCTAACGGATGGGAAAATACCCTTTAGCAAAAGGGCAGTAAAGCCCGAATCATCGAGTGCCATGTTGATTGAACCTTCGGAATATCGCTTTCCTGTTTTTGTGGTTGTTGCACCATAGCGAGTCATGTCCGCTCGTGCGCTGACGTCAAAAAGTGTGTTAAATGATTCGTCATCAATCAGTCCGAAGAATGCCGTTCCCGACCCAACTGTTCCGAATGATGTTTGTTGTTTCATTATGATTCCACGATTGCCTGTTCCGATTGTGTAAGCCATATATACCAAGCCTCTTGTATTTCTCTATTATGGTCAGTCTATTTGAACTCATCTTCTCTTTAGATGGGAACGTCGCATCATGTCAAACTGTAATTGATGCAAACAAACGATTTCATCATTGTCCAGTTTGTTATCCAATGTCAAATCGTAGGAAAGGATCGAGTCGGTGTTGAAATCCAACCCAAGGTCTAGCATTATCTCGTCAAACACATCGGATGCAATATCGAGTCCTAGTCGATAGGCATTTTTGTAATTCGATGCACGAGTGGTAATGTAAATCAAAACCTGATATTGGTTGTCTAGTCGATGACCACCCAATGCCAGTATTTCATTTGCCCGATAAGCCTTTAGGACAACGTGAACGGATGGAGTGGCAATACGTGAAATCATGTTTGAACTTAGGTCGTAGCCATAAACGATGGATGAGTTGTCAACGAAATTTTTAAGGAATGGTCGTTCCGATGCCTTCAACGTCTCGACAATGTTTAGTCCACTACGCAGTAGTGTATCGTTTGTAAAGTCGCTTTGCGAAAACTCGTCGGGTGAAAACGCTCCATCCGTAGTAGCCAACACGTTTAGCCATTGAACACTGCCATTTGTGTTTCCCCATGAAATACTACGGGAACTGCCCGATGCGCCCACAAGGGACTTTGAAATGGTGTTTGCATCATCATCCTCGTCAATGTCATAGGGATAGACCTTCACATTCCCCGATGCATCCAAAGAAATGCGAATAACCATAGGTTCTGTGGTCAAAGTTAGGTCGGATAGGGTAACGGTAGTAGCACCTACAATCTTTAGCCCCGTAGCCGTTCCGTTTGATTTCAATTCGACTTTCTTTGTGGCGTTATCTAGTGTTACCAAAACTTCGTTGTCGTTAGGGATGCTGTTGTATTTAATGACTGCCCAAAATGTGTATGCGTCAGTTGTTGGTGTGTGAGACATTGTTTGATTTGTAACAACCCATGCCCCACCACTTGCTGATCCACCGACACCTGTTTTTACCCATGCGGTCAATTCACCATGCAATACGGTTGCAGGGTCGCCACCGTTTGTTCTTAATTGCCAAAAGGACTCTTTATCTGCTACAGCCATTAACGATACCCTCCTTTCATACCTTGAGGCCCCTTCCTAAATGTTGACGACCTACTCATGTAAGCATCCATAAATCGGGGAATCGACTTTGATAACTCAGTATCCATAAATTCCTCGAATATAGCAATGTAATCATAGACCCTTAGTGAACGTCGACCAGTCCCAATACCTGGAAACAACCCATTTGGCCTGAACCAGTTTTCCTTTCGACTATTTGTAGGGTTTGGAGTGAAAAGGTTTGAATGTTCAACCTCAGCACCCGTAGCATAAAACACTGGGGCATAATCCCATGCAGTCTTTAAGCTATTGTATAGAGATGGAAGTGTTACATCGTAACCATGCATTCTAGAGGCAATTGGCCCACTTTTGTCTCCTTTGAATGGGTAAGGGAAAATACGTGCTCCCTGAATAACATTAAATCCGCTTTCTTTGCCGATTTTCTCGACCTTTAGGCTGTTTGCTATTCTATTGTATGATATGTTTCCAGTGCTGTTACCCAATATCTGACCTTCATACTTGACGGTATCTAATGCTTCCTTTGCCCGCTCGAAAATTTCTTTACCAAGCTCCTTTGGCATATCATAGACCGTATTGTTAATGAAGTTTCTTAATTCAAAGTCATTCCAACGTAGTCGGCCACTGCTATGACCGCTAGCCTGCGTTACACGAATATCCCAACCACCAGCGCCACCTCGACGCCAATATGCCTTAGATGAACGACGAACTCCGCTAGTCATCAATCCACACTCCCGAGATGTGCCAACCTACGGAGGTTGTCTAGTGCTCGGGAGCGCAAAACATTTGACCGCATACCACCCTTTTCAAACTCCATAGACGTTTGAAACACGGTTTCATCTTCCATGTAGTATGCAGCCCCTAAATCGGCACATATTTCACGCAGCACGTGTGCAAATTCACCTTCTTGAATGGTGACACCAGTTAGATGGTCAAATGAAACACCCGTTACTCCCGTTAGGTCATTGGATGATTTACCAGTCCATACAAAGGAATCACCATCAATGTTCCCATTACCAGCCGATGAAAAGGATGATGCGTCGGCAAGTGTGATCGTTGTTGCGCCAGCGGATATTGCACCATTGGCCGTTGATTCGGCAATAGACTTCGATGGGACATCACGACCATATTGTCTAAATTCCTGGTCTATGTCAATAGTAGCACGTCGAATAGCACTGGTTATGCGGGTCGATGCACGAACCCGTTGTGCGCTGTCTAATCCAATACGTGAGCCTACATCGGCTGTTGAACAATAGTATGTCATGCTTTCACCGCCTGTGGTTTTCCGTGTGCTTCCCAACAATCATCGCAGAACCCAAAGGGTTTGTTGCTATCGGTAGCGTAGCAGTGACCGCAATAAATGTATTCAATCATAGCATTGACCCCTGAATGTCTACACCGAGTGAGGCAAACAGGGCAATGGCTGCATATTTCAGATACTTTGCCATAGTGGATAATTCAAAGACGGCTTGTTCTAGTAGCCGAACTCGATCCTCTAAATCATCTATACGCTCTTTACTCACCCTTTTCACCTTTGAGTTCTTCCTTTGCGTCGTCAACAATATCCTTTGCTTCCTCGACAATATCTTGTAAGTCATCCAATCCTATTTTTCCATCTTTGTATCTAGAGTATAGTCGATAACTTCTTTCAATAGCAACAGCAAGAACACCGACAGCAAGCACAATATATTCAATATCCACATTATTCACCTTTATATTCAACCGACCTGACCATAGAGTGAGGTATAACTGTAAAATGCCTATGCTCCCCGCTCCTATAAAGCTTGTAGCCGTGAGGTGTTTCTTCTATCAAGATATTCGCAAAACACCGTTCGACGGGCGCATAAACAATTTTTCCGATTCGTTTGTTTTCCATATTTTTCACCTCAAGGAATTACAGGTGCTCCACCTAATGCAGCAATCTCTTGGGCAGCATATGCTGCAATCCTATCAATAGCCTCTTGAATTGTAGCGGGAGGACCAGAACCTCCCCAAAATGGTGCTGATGATGTTGCAGTGAATCTATCACCTTCTGCTTGTGTTGGTTGAAGTGCCGAATTTGCCAAAGCACCATCGGCAGCAGTAGCAAAATTGGCAGCATCAAACGCTTTGACTTGCCCAAGATTTGTTACCTCGCTATCCATCAAAGCACCTGCTGCGGTTACATTTGCTGTGTCCGTTACGTCAGCACCATCCTCGACGTTTATTGCCGTTCGGACTTCTGCTGCCGTTAAACCTTCAACTGATGCCCCATCAATTCTTAGAAAGTCGTTATCGGCTACATTGGCATTTGCAGTCAAGTATTG